TGGGGACTGATAAATGTGTCCACAGTTACTCTCCTACGGCGACTTGCGGCTTACCGCGCCTGTTAAGGTCGGTGATTTTCTGCCGAATAAGCCGCCGATCGGCTAAGACGGAATCGGATATTTTGGCGTATTTGGCGCCAGCGGAAGGGACCGTTGCTCGATAGGCTAAGAACAATTCCGCCTGCTCTCGCTTGAGAACGAGATAAGGGAGAATTGCATTGACCACCGTGGCTAGATCAGTGGCAGCGGCAACCCACCGAAACATTGGTTTGGAACGAGGGCGAGGATTTCGACGGTAAAGATCATCCTTGATCGAACCGCCAAATCTCGTCTTGATCCATGCCATTAAGCGCGGATCGGTGTTAGCCACGGCGAGTTGGCTGGTACACCAATTCGGCGAATTTCTGGTTTGGGTGAGACTGAATGATCCTTCGCCGTCGATGATGCCAGCGAAATAGGCTAATTCAGTTTCCGTCCACGATCGTTCCACCGATAGGCTCCTGCATGCCTCGGTGAGAGCTTCCCGCGATCTAACGCCTTGGTTTCGGTCTGTAGTAGTGCTCGTGTTCAGACAAACTCAGCGCGCGATCCGTCGGAAGCCCATCACGGGCTGGCTGAGCCGTCGTCCTCACGACATTGGGAGGCTTTGGCGGCAACACAATCGTTCTCGGTGCGGGGGTCGATGTCGTTAAGCCGACCGCGCCGTCACCGTTGGACGAGAGCCGTTGCGAAAGCAACGAAAGGAACTTGACTTGCGCCAGTTCCGGCATCTTCAGAAGCTCGTCCAACTCCTGTCGATGCGTCGGGTGGTGGAGATAATACAGAACTTTGGCCCCGTTGTCATCACGGCGAATAAAAATATCGGGAATCGTGTCTTTGACGATGGGCGTCGGCCCGAACGCCACATCCTCGTAGTCCTCGTATTCGGCCTTCGCGGCATCCACGCGCGTTGAGAAGGCTTTGTTCTCGTCCTGCTCGGTCTGCGCCTGCTTGGCGTTCTCACTCGCGACGTAGCGGTCGAACTCCTGCTGCCGCACTTCCTGGCGCGCGCTCCACTGCGCCGCCGCGATGGTGTAGTTCGTGACATCGCCGCCGTAGCGCGGATCGTTCCGCGTCGGCTCCGGGTCAAAGGGCGGCGCGGGCAGCAGGAAGCGGTCGGTCGCTTTCGGTGCGGCGGTCTGCGCGGGCGCGGCGGGCGCTTGGGGCTGCTGCGGCGCGTGGGCGGTGCCATTGCCGTTGCTCGCGGGCTGGCGCAAGCGCGCGAGTTCTTCATCGCGCTCTCGAATCTGGCGCGTGAGTTCCTTGATCCGCGGCACGTCGTCGGCGCCGGCCTGCTGCGACTTGGCGCGGTGCCGCACTTTGCCTTCGGTGAACTTGCCGCTCTCTTTGTCGCGCTTCTGCTGCGTGGTGAGCAGCGGCGCGGCCGGCGTCTCGGCGGGCGGCTCCAGTTCCGGCACGATGGGCGGCGGCTTCTCGCCCGTGTACGTCGCTTCGTGCTCGGCGAGCGAACCCGTCGGGAGTTCTTCCCGCTGCGGCTCTGCGGGCGTCTCAGTCGTGACTTCTTCGTTCATAGATCCTCAAACACGTCCGTAGCCGATGGTCTCTAGGTCTTTGATCTGCTTTTCGAGCGACAGGATCTTCTTCTGGGCGATCTGTTCGTTGTGCAGGAGTTGCTCCAGCGCCGGCAGGATGACATCAATCAGCACGTCGGAACACTGCGCGAGTGTCGTCGGGCGCCCGAACGAGGCTTTGAGATTCTTCCCGTCGCTGTTTTTGCGAATGACCTGATACTCGCTGAGATTCATGCCTGTGGCTCCGCTGCGGGCTGCGGCGGCGCGGCCTGCATGACCCCCATCGCCGCGTCATGGCCCATCTGCTGTGTCTGCATGGCCTGCTCTTGTGCCGCCTGATCCTGCTCGTGCCCCGCCTGCGCGTGCGCCAGCGCGGCCTCGTGCGCCTGATCGGTCTGCTGCATGCCCGCCTCGTGGATCTGGGCGCCGACGCGCCCGCGTTCTTCGAGGAAGAGGGCGAGGCGATCGACCTTCGCGCCGAGTTCGGCGACGGCGAGCTTCGTTTCGTTGTCTTCGCGATGCCGCTGCGTCTCGAAGGTCTCCTGCATGTGCGCGATTTGCATCTTGCCGCCCATCTCGGCGGCTTTCTCCGCTTGCTTGCCCTGAATGATCTGCCCCGCCTGCTGCAACTTCTGCTGGAGTTGCTGGATCATCTGGTCTTTCGGATCGAACGCGCCGCCGCGCGCCTGGGCCGCGAGCATCTGCTGCACCGGCGGCGCGAGCATCAGCTTCGCGCGGTCGGAGAGTTCCAGATGGCCGGGGCCGTCCTGATACTTGAAGAACAAATCGCCGAAGACGCTCAAGCCGTACTGCGGATCTTTCGAGATGATCTCGCCGAGCGTCGTTTCGAGTTCCTGGCGGCGCGTGTCGTAGTTGCGCGCGACCTTGATCGCGATGTTGAAGTTCGCATCGGGCGTCAACTTCGCCTGCCCGTGAATCTGCATCCCCGGCGGCGGTTGCGGCGCTCCCGGCTGTCCTGGCGGTCCCTGTGGCGGCTGGATCATCCACGTCTCGGGCTGATTCGCGCCGGTCATCATCCGCACGATGCGTCCCGGTCGCGCGCCGTAGATCGGATAGAGCAGGTTGTTGATGATCTGCCCCTCGTAGCGGAGCGAGCGAATCAGGTTGTCGAGAAAGTTGCTCGTGCTCCGCTGCGCGTTGAGCGTCAGCGCCGTGATCGCCTTGCCGCTGCGCGTGACCGGATCGATGTCGCCGAGCGCGGCGGCGGGTACGGCCGTCGTCTTCTCGGTGAACTGCATGAACAAGGCAATCGACTGCGAGATGGGCAGCAGGTTCGGATCGACGGCGGGCCGATGCGGTTCCTTCAGCGGCCGTCCCGAGTCGTCGTACGTGCGCGAAGGCAAGTACGGCAAGGCGCGCGTGTTCGCGACTTTGTACCACTCCTCGAAGCCGTCAATCGCATCGGGATCGACTTGCAGCGGCGGAATCGGCGTGAGGCCCACCGTCTCGACCAGCTTCGAGACCATGTAGTTCGTGCCCATCTGCGAATCGCGCGACGGACGAATCATGCCTTCGACGCGGTGCTCGGAATCGTACGGCTGGAGTTCTTCGCCGAGCACTTTGACGATCGGCAGATCCGGTCCAGGCCAATCGACTTTATCGAGTTCGTTGACGCCATCGATCTTCGCCCACTTGACGACTTGCTGCACGACCGAGCGCGTCTCCATCACGGCATTGGGCGGCAGCGCGGCCAGTTGGTCGTCGGTCGCCTTCTTCGGCATGCGCGGGTGATCGTCAGGGAGTTCGTTCGCCCAGGCGTAGGTGCCATCGCGCAGAATCGAGAGGTCGCGGTTCTCGCTTTCCAGATACCAGTAGTCCGTGACGCGGACCGCTTTCGTGGCCTTCGTGGATTCCTCGCCGCCCGTGCTGTCGCTGATGGCGCGAAACCAATCGGGGTACTCGTCGTGACACGCGCGCCATGCGTCGTCGCTCGGATCGCTCCCGAGACGCGCGATCATCGGGTTGTCCTTGCCGTCGGCAATCTTCGGGAACTCTTCGACGTACTTGTCCCAGAGCATGTCCACGCCGACGAAGCCCCAGCGCGCATCGGACCCGTCGGGTTCGGTGTGCGAGGGATCGAGCAGGACCGAGGCTTGGTTGTAGATGCGGTGGATGTACACCTCCTGGTCGAAGGTCTTCCCCGGCAGATAGCGCGTCATGACTTGGTAGTAGCCGCGTCCCGAGATGACGGCGCGTGAGTACGCCCAGGTCCGCGCATCGGCCGCAGACGATTGCCGCTGAATGCGCCGCGCGATGCCCTCGCGCAGTTTGATTTCGCTGTCATCGGGCGTGACGCCGAGATCGCCGAAGTCATCGGCCGCGATGATCTCGATGCCGAGATCGCTCTGGCGCTCCTCGTTGAGCACCTGCCGCACCGGCTCGCGGAGGTTGTTGATCGTGAGCGTGGGCCGTGCGGGGACCGCCGGCATGCCGTTGGTCGGCTGCTGGCCTTGACGCAGCAGCTTGATGTCGGCGGGCCACTGCTCGCCGGCATAGAAGGCGAGATCGTTGCGCTCGCGCTCCCGCTGCTTGGTATCGGCTTCGTCGGCGAGCTTGAAGCGGGCGCGCGCCGTCCGCATGAACGGGGTCTCGCCGAGTTTGCCGGTGTCTTCAGCCATGCACCACGCCGCGATCTTCGATCCGCACCCAGACTTGCTTTTTCTTGTCGCTCGGATCGGGCTCCAGCTTGTCCATGTCGCCGGTCACGATGTTCGCGCGAAAGATGAACCCGTTCACGGCGAGGAACTGAAACACGGGCGCCGGCGCCTCATCGTCCAGGGGAGCGTATGGCATCTGCCCGTCCATCTCAGACATTCGGCCTCAGTTTTTTCAACTCTCGCCGCTGCGCGTCTGTGAGGGTGGCGGTATCGTCAGCGGTCGCAAAGATCGCGTTGTCGTTCTCGACCACGACGGTTCTTCCGCACACAGGGCAGATCGAGAGCGGCGGCACCGTCGTGACCGGAAACACGACATCGTGATGGTTCGGGCACATCGTCATCGGAACTTCGCACTCGCCGCGCGCTGGCCGAAGTGATTGAACGTTTTCATCCCGCCCAGCTTCTTCGGCTTCGCGGCTGCGTATTCTTTCTTGCCGTGCTGCGCCGCGCGCTTTTCACTCAGCATAATCGCGACGGCCTGCTCTTGAGATTTCACTTTCTTCCCTGAGCCGCCAGATTTCAGCGTGCCCGTCTTCCACTTGTGCATAACCTCGTCCCACGGCATGACTAGATCCCGTTGAGCGCATCGGCCGCGGCCTGCACGCTGGTCACGGTCTCATCGAGCTGCGCCTGATCGAGCACGGGCGGCGGCTGATTCTTCAGCGCGGCGACTTCGGCGGCGACTTTCGCGACCGCGGCGGTGAGGGCATCGATCGAGGCTTTGAGGGCGGCAGAGTCGGCCATGAGTACCTCCAACAGTTTGTGATGTTTCCGATGGTGTTTGAACAGATCCTCAACGAGTTCCTGAATCTTCATGACGCCAGCCAGCTCGCCGGATCGCGATAGCGGGCGCGGTCCTCAGACGACGACGTGAACGCGCGAGACGTGGTGCGCCGCACGGTGCAGAAGTTCAACGCCAAGTTCTCGAGGCCGCGCATCCAGCCATCGAGCCACTCGTCGTTCTCCGGTTGCCGCACGCGCTTGTTCGCGACCGACACCATGTTTTTTGACCAGACGTATGAGCCTTCAAGGGCGTCGATCATCGCTTTGCTCTGCTTCGTCACCTGGGACGAGACCATGAGCCAGCGCGTCGGATCGTTCGTGATCGCGAACCCGTGATACTGCCGCATCATCGTCGCGAGACTCTGAATCACGGCCTCGCGCACATCGGGCGCGGACGCATTCGCCTTGAAGCGCGGCCGATAGCCCAGGTTGCGGAGAATGTTCAGCGACGTGAAGCGCACATCGAACGCATCGACATTCGGCGGCGGGTCGCTACAGAGTTTGATTTGGTCTTCGTCGGGATCGAACCACTCCAGCCGATAGCGGTTCACGATGGGCATGAAGTCTTCGAGGAACATCCGCTTCCCGAAGACGCCGCCGAGCACTTCGAGCCCGCCGGTCGGCGAGAGTTGCGCCGCGATCCACACCGGATGATGCTGGCCGGAATGAATCGTCTCCAGAAACACGCCGCGCCGATAGAGCAGCGGCGTGACGTGAATCGCGCGATCGAAGACGCGATCGTAGACGGGCGTGCCGACCACATTCGGGCCGCGCATCCCGAGAATGAGCGATTTATGCTTGGCGTGGGTGGGCGGATAGAGGGCTTCGAGTTCTTCGATTTTTCCCGGCGCGAGGTTGTGGCTGTTGTCGTACAGACTCACGCGCCGATAGCGTCGATGTGGAAACGGATTCTCCTCGGGAAATTGGTCGGCCAAAAAATGATCTTCGCCGGGAGGGTTCGGCGTGAAGATCAGGCGATGCGGGAATCCGGGTTGCCGCGTGCCGAAGCGGAGTTCTTCGCTCACCGCTTGCGGTAACTCCTCGGACTGGTCGTTCCACACGCCAGCCACGCCGAGGCCGCGCACTTTCGAGAGCGCCTCCACGATGCTTTGCGATTTCAAGCCGTACGCATAGACCTTCGAGCGCATGCCGCCGACTTCGGGAAAGAGATAGCAGCTCGAGTCGGCATCCCATTCAGGCGTGATGCCTTGATCGAGGCCCACGACGCGCGTGAACTCTGGCCGAACTTTCGTTCGGGTTTCTTCGTTGTTGAACCGCCCGATGAGCCATTCCATGCCGGGGTACTTCGTGCAGTAGCGCCCGACCTTCGCGCTCGCGCACCACGTCTTGCCGCTGTAGCGCGCGCCTTCGAGATCCTGTTCGGGGGTTTCGTCGTTCAGAAACTCCGCATGTGGCCCACGAAAATCGAGGGGCATGCGATCACGCCGCTGGCGTGGGCGGTGTCGGCGCGGGCAGGTGAATCAACGTGTGGCACGACGGGCACTGCGTGAACGGCTGCGCCCCAGAGAGGCCGTGCGAGATGCTCCACGGCGCGCCCGCGAGCGGCGCGTGACAGGTCGGACAATTCGCGGGCGCATTCGGCGGTGCGTTCATGAGAGTCTCGTCCAGATAAAGACATCACCAGAGGGAGCGGGCGGCGCCATCAAGAGTCGACCTTTCGCAAAGAGTGCCCATGTCCCGAAGCCAAAGAGCACGCTTGGATCGGTGTCCACGATCGACAAAAACATCCCCCCGATCGGAAATGCCGTGCCCCACCAGCCCCCTTCGGAGTCTGACCCGTCAACGCGCAGCGATCGCGGCCAGCCGATCGTCATATCGAGTTTCACGAAATGGCGACGATCAAGCCGTTGGTGACTGTGATCGAAGCGACCGCCGCAGGCCCGAAGGTCGCTACGCCCGCCACGCCGCTGACTTTGTAGCCGAGCGCGTCGATGGTCGCGTAGCCGGTCTGCGCCCGCGTGCGAATTTTCATGATCGCATCGGTGCCGACATCGATGCCCACGCCGACCGACGTGGCGTTGTTCGTGAAATTGATTTGCGAATCAGCGGGCGAGGAAAAGACCGCTTGCGTGGCCCAATAGATAAATCCACTATTGCCGACGACGATTTCGCCGGTCGCATCGCTGACTTGGATTTTGTGCGTGACGAGCAGCGTTCCCCCGCTATTGAGATTCATGATGTCGGTGAACGCGCCGCCCGCAATCGACCGCGAGAAAAAGATCGCCGAGGTCGTCGTCCCGGCGACACTGACGGGCCGATCTTCAATCGTCCAATCGTCGGTCTCCGACGCGACCGCCACGGAGTTCCACGCACTCCCACTGAAGCGCAACCGAGGCGAGCGTTGCACCGTCGTCGTCGCCGTCGCCGGCGTATTGTTCACGATCGACAAACCATCGGTGGAAGTCGTCGCAATGCCGTTGACGATCACGCTCTGCGCTTGCACCGTGAGCCCGAGGAAAATCGAATTCGCCATTTACGTCGGCTCGGCGATCAAGGCTTTGAGGATTTCGATTTCGCCGTCGAGGCGGATGAGCGCGAAGTCGGTTTCTTGCGCGCGGAGGACGAGTTGCTGGCGGGAGGCTTCGAGGGCTTGGCGATCGAGATACAGCGTCACGCTGCGGGCTTGGGCGGCGGTCAAGCGTTCCTCCAGCGTCACGCTACGACGGTCCCATCGTGCGTGCACTCACGAGCACGGCGCCGCCGCCCGTGATGGCCGAAGAAATCCGCACGCGCCAGTAGGCGAACGCGCTGAGCGTGACATGCACGGCGAGTTGCACGGTGCCGGTGAACGTGCTCGCGGCTTGCGATTGCACGGTGCTCCACGTGCCCGCATACGGCGGTTCCAGCGGTCCCCAATCGGCTTCTTCGATGAGCACGGTGCCGCCGGAGGTGACGCCGACGCTGCGGAAATACACCGTGATGAGCCCACTGGCATCGGCTTGGACCCACGGACTCGTGACGGTGCCCGTGACGCCGGTGACGGTGCCGTCGGCATTCTCCGTGCCGAGCAGGAGCTTGCGTTGGGGAGCGGTACTCGCCATATCGGAACGCGGGAGAGTCTACGCCAACAGGGCGGGATTTGTCACCATGAGATGCAACAAGAGGCTTTGGACGGACTCCACGTAGGGCGTGTTCCGCCGCGCATCCACGGTCGGCACGAGCACGCAGACATGCGCGTACGCCAGGGTCGCCCCGCCATCGCGGCCCACGATGCCCAGGATCACCGCCTGTTGCTTTTTGGCGAAGGCCAGCGCGTTCACGAGATTCGGACTCGTGGCATCCGTGCCGCCGCCGACCGAGAGCACGAAGACCGCATCGTTGGACGACAGGCGGCTCGTCTGCAACCACGCCTCAAAGGTGTAGCGCCAGCCGTCGTCGTTGGTGCGGGCGGTGAGTTCGGCGATGTTGTCGGTCGGCGTGTAGCTCTCGATGCCCGCGATCTTGCGAAAATCATTCACTGCGTGACTCGCATTCGCGGCGCTGCCGCCGACGCCGAGAAAAAACAGCCGCCCCTTGCGCTGCTTCAGGCTCACGAGCGCCTCGCCGATGGCATCGACGTTCGCCAGTGGGAGCATGTCCACGACAATCTCGAAGGCGCGCAGAAAGCTCTCCGTATGGCTCATAGCGTGAGCCCCGCCGCGATCCCGTCCGCGTAGAACTGCGCGGATGTTTCGCGCGAATACTCCGTGAGGTCTTTGCCGAGCAGATCGAGTTTCTGAATCAAGGCGGGCGCGAGCGTGATGATATCCGCGCCCGCCTCTTGCGCCTGGATCACGTTCAGCACTTCACGGGTGCTCGCCCAGAGCAGCGCGATGCGCGGATTGTCGTAGAGCGCCGAGATGCCGCGGATCGTCACGCACGGATCGCGGCCGGTATCCGCGATGCGACCGGCAAAGACCGAGAGCACCGCATTCGCCTCCGCGTCAAGCATCATCAGCACGCGCTCGGCTTGCTCCACCGTGAACAGCGCGGTGATATTCAGTTTCACGCCCGCGCGATGCAAGCGCCGGATGATCGGGTAACTCGCTTCGCCGTGCGACGTGACGACGGGAATCTTGACGTAGACGTTCGTGCCCCACTGCGCGATCTGATGCGCTTGGCGTTCCATCGTCGCGAGATCATCGGCGAGCACTTCCAGCGACACGGCCATCTCGGGATTGTTCTCGGCGAGCTGTCGGCCGAAGCGTTCGTAGTCGCAGACGCCCGCGGCCTTCATCAGCGAGGGGTTCGTCGTGATGCCGGTGACGAACATCGGCAGGAGCCATGTCATGCGCGTGAGGTCCGCGCTATCCGCCCAGATTTTGATGGTCAGATCAGACAGCGAGGGCATGTCTCACTCGTTTCAGTCCGTTGTGCGAGCCGATTTCTTCAAAGCGCGTCGGCATCGGGTAATACAGCAAGCGATCCATCGCGCGCAATCGTGCGAACACGTCGGGCAGATCCGCGTAGCGGAGCGCCCGCAGATCCTCGGCGAGAAACGCATTCAGCCCGTAGTCCATCGTCTCAAACCACGTCGCGACGTTCATGCGGTTCAGCAGAAAAAACTTCTCAATCAGCACGTAGTTGCAGTCGAGATACGAATCGCCATAGAGCGTGAAAAAGCGATCCCCGAGCAGATGGAGCGCGTGCCGCACGGCGGTGCCCGTGCCGCACGGCCCGTCGCCATCGGGATCGGCGCTGTAGTCCACCCGCAGCCCGAAGCGTGACCCATCGCCGACGACATCGTGAATCATCGCGCCGAGATGGCCGGTGAGGAGCACCACATACGTGGCGCCCTTGCGCTGGAGCAGCCGCAGTTGATGCGCGATGAACGGCTCGCCGTTCACGTCCACGAGACTTTTCGGCAACTCGTCGGTGAGCGGCGCGAGTCGCGTGCCCTTGCCACCGCACAGTATCGCAATCGGGATCACGCGCAACTCCTCGTGCCGTCGTTGTCGAAGCGAAAGCGGACTTCGGCGAGGCCCGCGTCGCGCATGACGCCGCGCAGTTCATCGGGATACGGCGCGTAGAACAGCAAAAACCCGCCGCCGCCGGCGCCGACGAGTTTGCCCGAGGCGCCGATCGCTTCGCCGCGCGCCAGCCACGCGCGAATCCGCGCGCTCATCGGCTTCGCGCGCCGCAGCGACAACGTGGCCGCGAACCGCGACCAGTCGGCGGACTCGAGCGCCGCGCGCGCCAACTGCGCCGCCGCTTTCGCGCTCTCCAGATCCGCAAGGTTCGTCGCTTGCTCGCCCAAGAGCGCCGACGCTGATTCTCTCGCATAGCCGGTGAAGAACAGCAGCAGATGATCTTCGAGATGCGCGCGGTCGGCGCGCAGCCGTTCGATCTGCACGCGCCCGTCGGGGCAGATCGTCTGCGCCAGGAGCCCGCCGAAGGCCGCCGCGTATTGGTCTTGCGTGCCGATGGTCTGCTGCAACGTCTCGATTTCGAGTTCGCACGCCATCGCCGCGAGCGCCTCCGGGGAGAGCCGCTCGTGCTGATGCATCGCAAGCGCCTGCAAGAGCGCCGTCGTGAAGCTGCTCGAGCTGCCGAGGCCCGTGCCGGCGGGAATGTCCGCGAGGGTGGTGATTTCAATCTGCGGCGAGGGATGAAGCATCCGCAAGGCTTCGCGGATGATGGGATGCTGCACGTCGTTGACGGCGGCGACTTTCTCGAGCCGCGAATATTTCAAGTAAATCCCCGGTTCAAACGGGCGCGTCACCGCGACAAATACGAACTTGTCGATCGCGGCGGTGAGACAGAAGCCGCCGAACTGCCGCGCATACGCCGGCAGATCGGTGCCGCCGCCGCCGAGCGTGATGCGAAGGGGCGAGCGGACGAGAATCACGGTTTTACGATCCACTGCGGATTGTTCTCGTTGCTCGGCAGGATCGCATCGAGGATCGGCGTGTAGACGAGGCCGCGATCCACGCCCAGGGCATCCAGCACGAGCAGATCGCGTTTCAGCGATCCGCCGCCGAACGGAGCGCCGGCGAGGAGCGGCGCTTTCGGACTGACCCGTGGATCACTCCGCAGCACGCGCGTCACGTCGGCCATGTCCACGTCATCCGGCGCGATCCGTGCGAGTTCATTCACGAACGCAATCTGCAAGGCGAGAAACGCATTCAGCGAGTGCTTGGCGAATTCGATGGTCTCCCACGCACTGCACCACGGCTCTTTCACCGTCGCGAGGCTCTTGATGAATTTCCACACGGTGCCGCTCGGCAACCCCAGCGCCCCAATCGCCGGCAGCGGGTCCGCTTTGAAGTCTTCGATGGCTTTCCCCGCTCGGACGTTTTCCATCACGTAGACGAACTCGCGGCCGGGGCAAAGGCCCGCGATCTTTCGCATCGTGCCGACGGGCCATTGGCACGAGACGAGAAACGGGATGTGTCGCGGGCGGTCGTCGTGAATGCGCTCGATGCGCGCGAGCACCGCATCGACCACGGGAGCGCCCGCCGCATCGAGCGGCACGTCGTACGCAATCCACACGAGATCCGGGTCGGCGCGTTTGGAATCTTCCTCCAGCGCCGGAAACGCCATCTCGGCCCACCCCGGTTCCTCGCGCGCTTCGCGTTGGTCGGGGCGTTTCAGAAATGGCTCGTAATCGAACTGCACGATGCTGTGCCCGCGCTGGCGTAAGCACGCGCCGACGATCTGCGCGAAATGCCCGAAGCCCGCAATCGTGAGTCTCATACGCCCCTCGCGATCAGGTCTTCGACCGTTTCGCGCATCGCCAGCGCGATGCTTTTGTTCGGCACCCAGCCGAGCGCGCGGAGCTTCGAGCAATCGAGCACGAGTTGCGGCAGATCCCCAGGCCACGATGCGCCCCCGAGGACCGACGGGTACGGAATGCCGAGGGCTTCGGCGACGGCCGATATGGAGTCGCCGATCGTGTTCGGAGCGTGGTGGGAGACGTTCCAGAGGTCGCAGCCGCGATGATCGCGTGCCACGGTGCGCGCGATGGCGTCCATCACATCCTCGACGGCGATGTAGTACTTCTCCTGCGTGGGCGAGCCAAAGAGCGTCAACGTGGAGGGATTCTCTGATAAGCGCGTATAAAAATCCATCAGATTGCCATGCCGGTAGCCGGGACCGACGACGGAGACGAGCCGGTAGATATCGCCGATGCACCCGTAGCCTTCGCAGTAGGCCGCGATCAGCGATTCACTCGCCAGCTTCATCGCGCCGTAGATACTCGTCTGCTGCGGAAAGCCCGCGCCGGTTTCGCGGATGGCGCGCAGCGGCCATTCGAGATGCACGTCGGTGGTGTCTTGCAGATTGCCGTAGACGACCGCCGTGGATGTGAACGCAATCCGTGAACACTGCGCGGCTTTCAT